CTCGGCGAGGCCTTTGAGATCAAGGGCGATGCGCCGGATCACGTGCGGCTGATGGAGCGGCGCGAGGATTACCCGAAAGGGCGCATCCCGGCGCGCGGCCTGATGCTCACGGCCGCCGCCGACGTGCAGATGAACGGCATCTATGTCGAGGTTGTGGCATGGGCTCCGAACCGTGAGTCGTGGGTTGTGTTCGTCGATGTGCTGGAAGGCGACACGACAAACGCAAACGCCGGCGCGTTCCTGAAACTCGGCGAGCTTTACGACAAGGAATGGCCCGACGCGTTCGGCGGGCGCCGCAAGGTCGATGCGTTCGCGATCGACTCGGGGTTTCGTTCGCATATCGTCTATCATTGGTGCCAGTCGCGCCATAACGCCTATGCGGTTGACGGCCGCGATGGCTGGCATCTGCCGGCGATCGGCACGCCGAGCGTTAAAGACATCGATATCGAGGGCCGCAAGCTTGGCTATGTCAAGCTTTGGCCTGTCGGCACGTGGCCGCTTAAGGGCCATTGGTATGAGGATTTGCGGCGCGAGGGCAAAGCCGCCGGCCGCGAAGTCGATCCGCCGGGTTATTGCCATTTCGGCAAATTTCTCGACGAAAATTACTTTAAGCAGGTAACGGCCGAATATCTCGCGGATGTTCGCAATCGCGGGCGGCAAACCAAACGTTGGGAGCCGCGCGGAAATCAGGCGAACCATTGGTTTGACTGCCGTGTGTACAACATGGCCGTCGCCGATCACCTCGGCCTCTCGTCGATGACAGAGGATGAGTGGAAGTTGCTCGCGCGCGAGCGCGCGCCGACGATCTCGCAAGGCGATCTCTTCGCCGCGCGCCCGCTCGCCGTTCAAGTTGCGACCAGTCCCGCGTCCGCAACGCCGTCCGCACCGTCGGGCGGCGATGATCCGCCGCCGGTTCAAGACCCGACGCCGCCCGCAAATGCCAGCGTCGAGGCGCCGGCGGCGCGATCCCAAGATGAGCCGACCGGCTCGAATTGGATCGGCCGCAGCACGAGCGGTTGGCTCAAGCGCTGAGACCGCGCGCGTCGGTTTTTGCTTCGTACGATACAAAAAGGACACCGGACCATGACAAAGCCGAGCCTCTACATCATCGGCGCCGACAAGGGCGGCGTCGGCAAAACCACCATCACGCGCGCGTTTCTCGACTATCTCGACGCAAGCGGCGTGCAGAACCGGCCTTTCGACACCGAAAACGAGGTGTTGCCGAGCGCGGAAAACCCGACCGGCGGCGTGCTCAAGCGCTTCTATCCCGAGCGCGCCGAGATCGTCGATCTCGCGGACTCCGACGGCCAGATGCGCGTTTTCGACACGCTCAACAGCCTCGCCGCGACGGTGATCGACATCCGCGCCGGGCTGTTGTCGCCGACGTTGCAGTTGCTCGCCGATATCGGCTTCCTCGATCCCGACAAATACGCGATCACGGTGTTGCACGTGCTCGGCAACACGCAAACGTCGATCGACGAAATCAAGCCGGTTGCGGCCAGGCTCGCCGCCGGCGCCCGTCACCTCGCCGTCGGCAACCGGATCAGCGCGACCAAGTTCGCGTTTCCGGCCGACGCGCTCGACGTGCCGATGTTGAGCGCGGCGGCCGTCGAGGCCGTCGATCATTCGAACATGCCGTTCCGCACGTTCGGCAAGGACAACAAATCCGCCGTGCTTCGCGGCACCGTCAACACGTGGCTTGACCGCGTGTTCACGCAATTCGCCGCCGCCAAGCTTCCCTAGAATTCAGTAAAGGAGTCGCGCCATGACGCGCACCGCAGACCAAATCACGCTTGCGCGCCTCACGGTCGAGCGCGCCAGCGACGGCACCGAGACGCTTGTCGTCCTCGCCGGCGCCGTCGTCGATAGCTCGGGCGGCTCGATCAACCCCGATAGCTTCGCGCATACGCTGGCTTACAACAGCGACGGCACGCTCGCGACCGACTCCTTTACGGACGGCTCGGCGACGTGGACGCAAACCTTCACTTACACCTCGGGCAAGTTGACCGGAGTTAGTGCATGGGTGAAGGCATGAGTCTCGGCCAGACGATCAAGCACCTCGCCGCGCTCGGGCTATACCCGGCGCCGAGCCTCGGCTCGCTCGGCGTCAACCTTTCGGCGACGACGCTTGCGAATTATCGGGCGGCCATGCGCGCCGGAACGGCCAATGTGCGCGTCACAATCGAGGGTGATAGCACCATGAACAGTGTTGACGGCGCGAATGCCGCAAACACGGCGCAGTATGCGCGCTCGTCGATCAAAGAGATTTTGGCGACGCTGCTCAATGCGCGCGGTGTTCACGCTGGCGGGCAGACATGGAAGGGGGTTAGTGGAACGTCGCTTCTTGATTATCTCGGGCGCAACAACCGGGTGACGGTTTCGGGCGGCACCGTGATCGGCTCGAACAAATGCCTCGGCGGTACGGAGTTGCGATTCCCCGGCGTGGCGTCGAATGCGACATTTCAGGTGTCCGGTGTTGACACGATGCGCCCAATTTGGGGCGATCAGGGCGCCACCGGCCGCACGATGTCCTACAAGATCGACGGCGGCGCGGCTGTCAATCTCGTGACTTCCGGCGTGAATCAGATTGCGCGCACGGCACCCGTTTCGCTCGGCGCCGTCGGCTCGCACACTATTTCATTCGATTGGGTGTCGGGCGGAACAACGCTGCTTTACGGCGTCGAGTTCTATGACAGTACGCGCTATGAAATCACGGTCGAAGGCGATGCGATTTCCGGCGGGGTGTCGGCGAATTTCATCGACAACGGCGGATCGCCCGGCGCGGGGCGCGTGCAGCAACAGCAGAATTTCCCGCCCAAGCTGATCTTCTCCGAGTTGGGCATCGTCAACGATCAGCGCACGAGCGTCGCGGTTGCTACGTCAAAGGCGAACATGGCGACACGTGTGCAGAACGCGCAGGCGATCGGCGCCGATTTCGTGTTCATCGTTCCGCCCTATGACGGCGGCACGGCGCTCGCGACGCAGCAAGCTTATGTTGATGCGATGTATCAACTCAAGGATCAGTACAGCGTCGGCCTGATCGATATGCGGGCGGCGATGGGCGGTTCCTACGCTGCGAGCGTCGCGAACGGCTATCAAGCGGTTGGCGATAACGTGCACTTGACGACGGCCGGAAAGCTTCTGTTTGCGCAGAGGCTCTGCGACGTGTTGATCGCGGCGAAGTAAGGGGGCGGCTGATGGCCTACACACAAGACGACATCGACGCGCTGAAAGCCGCTCTCGCGAGCGGCGCCCGGCGCGTCAAGTTCGGCTCGGGACCGGATAGCCGCGAAGTCGAGTATTTCACGCGCGCGGAAATGATGGCGCAGCTTGAGGATATGACGAAAGAGGTATCGCCGGCGACGGCGGTGCCTCGCGTTTCCTATGTGCGGCATAGCCGCGACTGAAGGCGAAACCCATGAATGTTATCGATCGCGTCGTCGCGTATTTCGCGCCGGCTAACGGGCTTCGCCGTGCCGCCGCGCGCGTGAGTCTCGATCAGGTGCGCGCCTATGACGGCGCGATGGGCGGGCGGCGAACCGACGGCTGGCGCGCGACCAACGCCTCGGCGAACATCGAGACCAAGGCCGCGCTGACAACCTTGCGCGCCCGCTCGCGCGATCTCACGCGCAATACATGGTGGGGCCAGCGCATCAAGACGGTGACGGTGTCGCACGCGATCGGAACCGGCATCCTGCCCAAGCCGAACACGGGTAACAAGACGCTCGACAAGCGCGTTAAACAGGCGTGGAAAAAATGGTCGCGGCATTGCGACCGTGAGGGCCAACTGAATTTCGACGGTTTGCTCGCGCTCGCGACCGGCTGCATCGTCGAGTCCGGCGAGGTGCTGGCGCACATGATCCCGGTGCCGGCGATGAGTGTCGAGCGCGGCGTCGTTCCGCTCGAATTGCAGTTGCTTGAGCCGGATCACCTCGACGCCGCGCGGGATCGCGTGATGATGTCGGGCAAGGCGCGCTTGCAGATGGACGCGGAAGCTGTGATCGTCGATCAGGGCATCGAATATAACCGCGCCGGCAAGCGTCTCGCTTATTGGGTGCATCCGGTGCACCCCGGCGCGCGCGGCCTCGTGATGCCGACGGTGTCCAAGCGCATCGACGCGCGCGACATGCTGCACGTCTACAAGAAAGAGCGCATCGGCCAGGGTCGCGGCGTGCCGTGGCTCGCGTGCACGATGCTCACGGGGCGCGACTTCGCCGATTTGCAAGAGGCTGTCGTTGTCAAGGCTCGGATCGAGTCTTGTCTCGCGGCTTTCATCAAGACCAATTCGACGGCTCGCACGCTCGCGCAAGCGACGGGCGGCAAGGATAGCGCCGGCAACGCGCGGCGCATCGAGAATTTCTCGCCGGGCATGATCGCCTATCTTGAACAGGGCGAGGAAGTGCAGACCGTTGCGCCGTCGAGTTCGATGCAATTCGAGGGCGTGTTGCGGCAAACCTTGCTCGCGCTCGCCGCCGGCGCCGGCCTGACTTACGATCAGTTGACCGGCGACTTGACGCACGCGAATTTCTCGTCGCTCAAGGCCGGCAAGATCGAGTTTCGTCGCATCCTTGAGCAATTCCAGCACTTGACGCTCGTCGCGATGTTTCTTGAGCCGCTGTGGGATCGCTGGGTCGAAATGGCGATCATGGCCGGTGTGTTGCCGGCGCGCGCCGGCGGCTATCCCGTCGAGTGGATCATGCCAGCAAATGAGCCGATCGACGCGCTCAAAGACATGCAGGCCGACATTCTCGCCGTGCGATCCGGCCGCATGACATGGGCGCAATTCGTGCTGGCATGGGGCATCGATCCCGACACGCAACTCGACGAAATCGAGTCGTGGTTCAAGGAAATCGACAAGCGCGGCATTGTGCTCGACACCGACCCGCGCATGGCGCTCGCGTCAATGAAGGGCGGCGCCGCCGCCGAGGGGCAGACTGAGGAAAATACGAATGTCAAAAACAGTGACAGTAAGCCCGCCGGATCAAAGAAGTGATCCGGTGAGCTTGCCGATGCAAACGCGCTCGGCGCCGGCGGTTTCGATCGATGTCGAAAACCGCACCGTCGAGGTTGCGTTCACGACCGGAGCCGCCGTGCGGCGGCGCCGATATACCGGATGGGATAGCAGTGTCCCGTTTGATGAAATCCTTGAGGTGTCGCGCTCGGCGATCAACCTCGATCGGCTCAATAAGGGCGCCCCGGCGCTTGATAGCCATTCCGCCTATCGCACGTCGTCGCAAGTCGGCGTGATCGAAAAGGCGTGGATCGACGGCGCCGAGGGGCGCGCGTTGATCCGCTTCCCGAGCAAAGGCGTTGATCCGAACGCCGATCGTATGTTCGCGATGGTTTCCGAAAAGATCATCCGCAACGTGTCGGTTGGCTACTCGATCGACGAGGTGCGCGTCGTCGAGCCTGAGAAAAAGGGCGAGGTCGAGAAGCGCATTGCAACGCGCTGGACTCCTTTCGAGGTGTCCTTCGTGACGATCCCCGCCGATGCCGACGCGCAAGTGCGCGGCAGCGACGAAACTTTCCCTGTGACCATCAGCCGGGCGGCGCCCGAAACCAAGGAATCCAAGATGGACGAGAACGAGACCACCGTCACCACCACCGAGACCCGCACCGCGCCCGTCGTCGTGCCGCCCGCACCGGCGTCCGCGCCGGCTGTCACCGAGAACGCGATCCGCGCGGCCGTCGAGGCCGAGCGCGCCCGCGTCGCCGGCATCACCGAGCTTGCCGTGCGCCACCGCCTCGACGGCTTCGCCGCGCAGCACGTCGCCGCCGGCACCACGATCGAGGCCGCCCGCGCCGCCGCGCTGGAATCGATCGCGGCTCGTGCCGATACCTCGATTTCCTCCCGCAGTGGCGACGTTTCCGCCAGCGTCGGGCACGAGGCGATCGAGACCACCCGCGACGCGCTCGAAAACGCGATCCTGCACCGCGCCAACCCGGCTGCGACCAAGCTCACGGATGCAGCGCGCGAGTGGCGCGGTATGTCGCTCATGGAGATGGGCCGGCTCTACGTCGAGCAGACGAGCGGCGCGCGCTTGCGCGGCCTCGGCAAGATGGAGCTTGCTTCCCGCTTGCTCGGCCTGGACAACGGCTTTGTGCGTTCGGGCGGCGCGATGTCCTCGACGGACTTCCCGAACATCCTCGCGAACGTCGTTTCCAAGCGGCTGCGCTCGGCCTATGAGGTCGCGCCGCAGAATTGGAAGCGGCTCGCGCGCCAGAACAACGCGCCCGACTTCAAGGCGCGTGCGATCACGCAGTTGTCGAACCTGCCGAACCTCAAGCCGATCAAGGAAGGCGGCGAGTACACGCACGCCGCGCTCGCGGATTCGAAAGAGTCCTATTCGCTGGCGACTTACGGCCGCAAGGTCATGATCACCCGGCAAGCGCTGATCAACGACGATCTCGGCGCGTTCGATCGCGTTCCGATGCTGTTCGGCCGTGCTGCGGCGGAAACCGAGGCCTCGCTCTTTTGGGCGATCATCACCAGCAACCCGGCGATGGGCGACGGCGTGGCGCTGTTCCACGCGACGCACAAAAACCTCGGCACGCCGGGCGCAATCGCAATCGCGTCGCTCAATGAGGGCCGCACGGCGATGCGTAAGCAGAAGGGCCTCGCAAACAAGGCCGCCGACGCCGAGCCGCTGAACCTCACGCCGGCGATGATCGTCGTGTCGCCCGACAAGGAAACTGAGGTTCAGCAGTTCCTTTCGACCACGATCTATCCGCAGTCGAACAACACGGTCAACCCGTTCGCCGGCTCGCTTGAGCCGATCGTCGAGGCGCGGCTCTCGGGCAATG